TGAAGTGTCATATAATGCAGTAGATAAAGTTTTGGACATTGAGAAATTCCATTTTACTGGTGTTACCCTTCTTGGAAAAACACCAGATGGTAAGAAAGTAAACCCCGGCATGGCGGGTGCGAATGCTAAAATTGGCAATTTTGAAAATACTGAAACTCAGACAATAGAACAAAAATTCGAACAAGAATTGATTGAAATGCGAGAAAAGTTAGAAGAACTAACTGCTCGTTTCAATAAAAATACCACACAGGAAGGAGGAACTGGAGAAGTGAATAGATTTGAAGAACTTCTAGCTCAGTATGGTAAGACAGTGGAAGAAGTTACTTTCGAGTACGAAGGTATGAGCGACGAAGAACTAGAACAGGCTTTTGCTGAAGCGTTTGCTGATGAAGAACCTGCAGACAATCCTGAAGACGGCGACGGTGATGCTACTTCCGGTGATGGTTCTGAAGGTGAGAATGATGATCCTGAAGGCGGCTCTTTTGAAGGCGACGATGCTGGTGAAGAAGAACCCGGCGAAGGTGACGCAATTGTTGAGTTTACAAGATTCCAGAACATAGAGTCTGGTATGATCGTATCTTATTCTATCTCTCATGAAGATATCAGAAGCGGTCTGTACGCTCTGCTTGCACCATATGAGGAAGAAGACAACACTTGGTATTGGATTGACAAAGTATTTGATGATTATTTTGTTTATAGCAATTGGGATGGCGTGATTTATGGGCAGAAATACGCTGTTGAAGATGACAATATCAAATTTGTTGATTCTAGATATTCCTTACATCTTGAATATCTCACGGACAACGAATTGACTGAATTAAACGCTATGCGCTCTAATTATGCAGAACTGAAACAGTTTAAAGAAGACACTCTGTTCGCGCAGGCTCGCGCAGAAAAAGAAGCTGTTCTGGCTGACAAGAAATATTCTGTACTGCGTGAAAAAGACGAACAGGATCATATTAAAAACAAAGAGTTTGCTGCACTGATTGAAAATATGGACAATTATTCTGTAGAAGAACTGGAAAAAGAAGCTAAAGTAATTCTAGCAGACCATATTACAAATGGTGGTACATTCGCTGCTATTGCGGATGGCGCAAACGAAGAAGAACAGAAAGTTGTTAACAAGAAATTTACAGTTAATCCTGTAAAAAAAACTGTAAACAGCAAATATGGTTCTCTGAAATTTAATTAAATTTAATAACTATAAAAATTGTGAATCGTACATAGTGCGGTTCTTTTTTATTTCTGAAAAATCAGAAGGAGGAAAATTAAAATGGCAAATATGCACGTTTTTTATGAAATTGCAAAACATGCTACAGCATTCCCTTCTAACATTCTAGCTGCAGAAGGCGGCGCTCACATGTTTTCTATTGAGCTGGAATCCGATTGTGATAACGGCAATATTGTAAAAGCTGGTGATTGGCTGTCTCTGGATCTGTTTGCAGAAGCAGAAGCTACAGAGTTTGAAGGTACAATCGTAGAAAAAATGGCTAATGGCAACTATCTAGTTATGGTTGAAGATGCACATGATGCACTGTTCGTGTATCAGGTTCCTGTTGGTCCTTATGAATGGACAAACGAATGGAAAAAAGAATCCATTCTGTATAACAAAGCAGGTGACAGAGTGCGCGCATACGGTCTGGTTAAATATGACAGATTTGAGCTGTCTGCAGAAGGTTTTGAAGGTACACCTGAAGTTGGTAAAAAAGTAAACGGCGTTTCTGCTAAGAAACTAGTTGTTGAAGGTTAATAGTAAAGGAGGACAAGTACAATGAAAATGTCTGAAAATCTAATTAGAGTTTTCTCTAAAGAAGGCAATGATTTCGAAGGCTTCAAACAGTTCTTCTTTGACTATACACACGGTAACGAAGTTTTCGATGAAAATGGCGACAAAGTAACAAAAGCACAGGCTAACAAAAAAATCAATAGCGTAATGTTTGATATTCTGGGCTTTGACGAAGGTTACAAACCCACAAGAAAAGAAATCAATAAAGCTATGAGAAAACATGGTATCGAAGTTATGGAAGTAATTGAAGAAGCAATCGACTTCAAAGTTGAAACAGGCTTCCATGAAAACGAATTCTTCAACAACTTCGTTGAAATGAAAAATATTAAACAGGGTGATATGAATGAATTCTGGGTAGACGGCGAAGATGTAATTCTGTCCGTTGCTAGAGTTAGTGGCGATCATCATGACTTCGTTTGAGAGTCCGTGTAGCGTGAGCTGCATGAAAAATACGCATTGAATTGCTGGAATCCCCTAAAGACAATTAAACTACAACGCAACACCTTAAATGGTGTAATCGTGAATGTTGCGAAAGCAGAAAAAATTAATTGTATGAGAGCGAGGTTAAAACCCCTGCTCTTTTTTAATGGGCAATCAGCAGCTAAGTCCGAAAGGAAAAGTTCGACGGTCATTCCTTGGCAACACATGTTGCAATAGAAGTACGGCTCAAGTGAGTGGGTGAAATTCCCTTAAATGGAAGTGGTGCGCCCTCGTAAGAGGTGAAGATATGACCTGTTCACATATGAAAGTATGTGGAGTGAAAACTCAACGGGGAGTCACGTCCCTATAAAATTTATTCTTTCAAAATAATACACAAAACGAAATGAGATGGTGCAATGCAAAACGAACTAACAAGCGGAATTTATTGCATCGAAAATCTTTTAAACAATAAAAAATACATAGGTCAGTCTGTAAACGTCAATTATCGTTGGAGCAAACATAGAAGTGAGTTAAAAAATCATACACATGATAATGACTACTTACAAAAATCATATGACAAATATGGCGAAGACCGTTTTATGTTTTATGTACTAGAGTATTGTGATAAAGATCTAATGGACGAACGAGAAAATTACTATATCAATTTGTACAATACAATGAATAGAGATTTTGGATACAATCTTAAATCCGGAGGACAAGCACATAACTATGTTTGTGATGAAGTTCGACAGAAAATCAGCAAGTCCAACAAGAAGGCATACGAAAACTCCAACTTAAAACAAATTAGAAGAGAAGGTGCTTTAGCGCAATGGTCAAAGCCAGAAGTTAAGGCAAAAATTATGGGAGAGAATAATGGAATGTATGGTAGGACACATAGTGAAGATGCTAGAAAAAGAATTAGTGAAGCACGTAAAAATCATACACCAGTATATTGTGTCGAGTTAGATCGTACATTTATTGATGCTGTCACTGCTGCAATAGCAATAGACGGTAACTCTTCATGTATCCTTAAAGTGTGTAAAGGTAAAGGTAAAACACATAAAGGTTACCATTGGAAATTCGCACAACAAGAAACAAAAACGAAAGAATAAATATAAGTTAAACATAAAAGAACAATGCAAAAACTAACAGAAGGTCAGTCCTTCTCCGTTTCCACATCCAACTATGCAATCAAAGTTGGTATGGATATCGATGTATATCTGCTGGGCAGAAAAGACTGGACAGAACTGGTTGACAAAATTGCAGAAGCATACCAGTTCCAGATTCAGAACGACCTGTTTGCAGCAGTTTACAACGCTGGTTCCAAACTGCCTACACCTGATCAGTTTGTAATCAACATTGAAATGATTCCCGACAACAAAGCAAGATTCGACGAACTGATTTCTGATGTATCTATGGCTAACGGCAACTGTAGTGTTGTTATCATGGGTCTGCAGACAGATCTGAAGAAACTGACAAACTTTGCTGACATCAACTGGATCACAGAAGACCAGAAGAGAGATGTTGCAGCAATGGGTAGACTGGGTTCCTATGAAGGTACAGACCTAGTAGAAATTCCTCAGAGATTTGCTAAAAACGATGTTACAAAGAAACTGATTCCTGCTGGTAAGCTGTTCATTATGCCTAACGTTGACAACAAATTTGCAAAATTTGTTGACGTTGGCGAAACAGAAATTGTAGAAGTACCTGCGGAAAAAGGCGCTCGCAGAGACGACTTTATGACATATGAAGTTCAGAGAGAAATGGGTCTAGACGTAATCCTGTCTAAATACCACGGCGAAGTTGTGATCGGCTAATCAAGCAATTCTCTAAACATCATACAATGATATGTCTGCATCCGTCATTTAATATAATGGCGGGTGCATTTTCGAAGATTGAAAGGATAATGAAAAATGGCAAACAATAAAACAACAGCAAAAGCTAAAACAAAAGTGGACGAGCCTGTGAATGAAGTAGTAGATGACGCAGTTACAACACAGCCTGAAACAACAGTAGAACCTACAGTTGTAGAAGAAGCACCTGTAGCTACATCCCCCGCTCCAACAACAACCCG